ATCCGTAATTCGTTGTTCCACACTACGAGTATCTCCTTCCAATACAGGAGGAACCTGCTTCATTTGTGCGTAAGGGGCAGGACTACGATAACTTCTATCATCACGAAACCTAGACATACTATTCTCCTTTGATCCAATCATGTTTCTTCTTGAATTTTCCACTAAACTTTTTAACCGAGTCAAACCCAACATCATGTTCTTCACCAGTTCCAACTAAACCATCTTGCTCGGACGCTTCAAGATTGTATAGTTTCATCTTTGCTCTATTAATACCCACAACAAACTTCCTATTTGTTGCAACATCATTGTAACGGTTTTTCAACTGTTTAACCATGACTTGATTTCTCTTATCAAGTTCCTCAGTTGTAATTAAAGCAAACATGAAATCCGCAGTAGCAGGAAGACCAAAAGATTCTGATGTATTTTCTAAACCAAAATCTGTGTTATTGAATCCATCACGATTTACTTGAGTTGCACTAAAAACAGGAACACCTAGTTCCACCGCAAGACCTCTAAGTTCTTCAGCAATAGATTTGATATATGTGTAAGAATTAACTGAACCACCTTGTTTCATTCGAGAACTTGCACAAATGTTTAAGTAATCAACAAAAACAATATCAGGAATAAACTTCTTTTTCAATTTTAATTCTGAAACCAAATGCCTAAAATGATTAACATGAGCAGTTGCAGTAGGATATTCTTTAATAATGAGTTTTCCTGTAACACCTTTTGTGCTATTGAATAACTGTTTAGCATACATTGTTTTAGGAAGTTGTTTCAACTCATCCATTGTAATATCCATTAGATTTGCATCTATGCGTTCAGCGATTCGTTCTTCTGCCATTTCACATGTAATATACAGAACATTCTTATTCTGTAATAGACAATTTGCTGCTTGATGGCACAGAAATAACGATTTACCAACACCTGTTCCCGCCATAACAATATTTAAAGTCTTGGATGGCACTCCACCCTTTGTAATATCATTAAAGAATTCTAAATCAAATGGAATTTTCTTTTCTAATGTGTGATAAAATTCATATCGTTTTTCTGCATCTTTAATATAATCGTGACCAATATTTGTATCAAAACATACAGCAAGAGCATCAGATAGAATAGAAGGGAGTGCTTCTTTTGTTTTACTATTAGATTTTCCATCAATGATATGAATAGACTCAAGAATAGCATTATAGATTGACTTATCTTTGCAGAATTTCTCTGTTTCATCTAACAGCCATTCCTCATCTTGTTTGTTTGTTACATTTAGTTCTTCTACCATATCAACTATGGTATCATGTTCCATTTGAGACACAGATTTATCATTGGTTAAATCTACACATACAATATCTTTCGTTGGAAGTTTATTATATTTTAATATAAATTCAGATATAAGTTTATAAAGAATTCTTTCTTCTTTTATCTGAAAATATTCCTCCTTTAAGAAGGGAACAACCTTTCGTGTGTAAATTTCGTTGGATAATAAATTTTCTAGTATAACTCTTTCAATTCTTGAATTCATTCTTTTGCTTTCGCTTCGCTTGAATCTGAACCATACTTGAACTCTTTAGCAACCGCTACTTCGAGTTTTTCCATTACTTCCTTTGTGAAATACTTTTCAGGATTTTCATTGATGGTCTTTTCAAAAACCTTTTCACCATCAGGAAGTTCAATTCTGGTAGATACTTTCTTAAATATATCATATTTTACGGCAATGTCAACTAGTCCATAGTATTTACTTAGACCACTATCGTAGTTAAGTTTAACATCCACCATTTTATTTTCTTTGGTGAAGCGACCCTTATGTAACTTGCAGTGAATGATATTACCAACAACTTCTCCATCAGCATCCTTGTCTTTGCGCTTTGAAAGATATACAATAGTAGAAGCAGCATACTTTAATCCGCTTCCTCCCGACATTTCCTTTGTAGGAAACATGCTCATAGAGTCGTAGGTATGATTGGTTACGATAAGCGGGATACCTGCTTCACCTAATTTAATAGTGAGTACACGGAATGTACTCTTAACCATTTGTGCCCGAGTCATGTCCTTTGTTTCTTTACCTTCTGCAGTATCATTCATTTCTTTGGTTGTAGAAAGATTACCAATAGAATCAAGGACTACCATCATCGGCTTTCGTTTGCTTTCATCTTGTTCAAGATACTTGTTTGCAATGGTAACCATTTGATTACGGAATTCTTCAACTGTCGAGACAGGAAAAATTGCTACTCGCTTGGTGTCAATACCACGACCTGCAATCATTTGTGAAGTTACCGCTTGCTCTGTATCAAAATACAGAACCGCTGCATCTTTAGTATCTTCAAGGAATTTCTTTACCATACCCAAAGCAAAATATGTTTTGCCTGTTGCAGATTCACCTGCTAGTGCAATAATCTTATTGTTTGGAATACCACCATGCAGACTTCCTGATACTAGAGCATTGAAAATGTATGATCCTGTATCAATAAACCCCATGACATCGCTTCCGCCAATACCATCACTAGCGATAGAAGCGTACTTGTTACCCGAATCCTTAATAATGTCGTTGATAAAACTCATTTCTTTTCCTTTTGTTTAGAATTGCTGTATGATTCATAAAATGCTGCCCAACTTAGCCATATTAATAACACAGCAAACATTAACGAGACAATGGCTTCTGCTATATTACTGTTCATTCAAATAAACTTTCTAATGATGAGTGTTCTTCAAGAGACCACCCAATAGTATTTACAATCGTAAGAAGAGGTTCAACGAAACTCTTTTCGAACTGCTTATTATAGTCGATAAACCTGTGCAAATCAAGCTCTGGAGGAAGAATATTCTGAAAAGATATTACATGTTCGCCAACAGGATTTGGAACTATGAGATATGTGAATTTAACCTTTTCTCCATCTTTGATCGTTGCATATTTTTTAGTTAATTTATGTAATCGTATATGATGATTTAATAATAATGCACCTTTAACAGCAATAGGTGTAGATTTCTTGAATATGCGAGCAGAATCTTTATATTCTGTCATTCCGTTGCATCCTCTAGGAAAAGCAATAGATTCTACAGGTAGTTTATCGAATTGTTTTTTGAAATCATCTTTATATTTAATAAGTTCGGATTCGGTGGAATTCATAATTAATAATATTGCTTTTTTCAATCCCTCTCTCACAATAAGAGGTGTGGAACTTCGTGTAGTTTCAATACCGCTAATCTTTATTTCTGGCTCTTTAAGAATAACATTATCTTCACCCATAAGCACATTTAACATATAGCGTTTCTTTGCTGTCCATATTCCTTTGCAACAAATAGATTCACGCTTCATATTCATCTTTTGATCAAATGCATTCATTAGCGTTGCTAATTCTTCATATTCTTTTTGAATAAAAGGATTGATAACTTCACGACATGCTTTATCTAAAAACTTAACAACCTTTGTATTATCTGGAACATTACCCTTAAAGGTTTTATCTACAAGAGTATCCAACCTGAGATAGATGGAATCTGTATCAGAAGCAATTACATAGTCAACACCTTTTGTTGCTACAAGTTTATTTAAGAATCGATTCAGAGATCTTTCAATCCAACGAATACTTAATTGACCTGATGTGGTAATTGCTTCAGCAAGATCAAGATCGTAATACCTGAACCACTGATTGCCACAAGCACCGAACGCAGAATTTAATTGAATCTTACGAACCAACTGAAAGTTATGATACTTGGAAACATCTAATTCTAGTTGTCGCTTTTCCTTTGGAGTTAAGGTATCCGCTTCTTCTTTCAATTTTCTCTTGCAATCTAACATCTTCTCTTTGTACATTTTGCGTTCTTTGTACATGTTGTCCATGAGTTCAGGAAGAAATCCCTTCTTGTCTCGATCAAAGTAAACGCCATTTGCTGCTATTGCAACATTATTCTTTTCGGCAAATTCTTTATGATCTTGAAATCGAATAAATTGTTTTTTAGCATCTTCTGATTCAGGATAGAGAATGTCATCTACTCGTAAAGTGGATCGCTTGCTCATTTTATTTTTGGTTTCAGGTGAAATATTATATTGAGAAATCAAATGAGGATACAAGGAATCCAAATCAAACGATGCGATCCATTTATGCATTCCAACAATAGGTTCTTTCACATAAGCACCTGCGAACTGAACATCCTTTTCCTCATGCTGTTTCTGTGGAATAACAATAT